TGCCTGACGGCTGATTTGAAAAGTTGAACAAAAGGAGTATATAAATCGGTTTCGGCTGGCTCTATTTTTAATGTAATTACTTTTTGGGAGTGCGGAGTTGGAAACTTATTTGACAATCGAAGATTTGGCGGTTTATTTCAAAATTACTGAACAAACGGTTAGGCGTTGGATTTTAAATCGGCATATTCCTTTTCGCAAGATTAAAAGTGTTATTAGGTTTCGGCTTTCTGAAATCGAAAGGTGGGTTGATAACGGTGGTATCAATTCTGCTGTTGCGGATTGTGATGTTTCTGATTGCGATTTGTTCAATGGTGATAATGCTGATTTGCCGTTGGCTGCTGTTGATGTTGAGGGTGAGAAATGAAAGACATTGACAAGGCTATCAAAGAGGCTAAGGCAGGTATGCTGCCTTATGAAAGTTGGGAGCATTTGGAGGGTGAACCGGCTCCGGCGTTTTCGGCTTTTTGTGTTTATCGGGATTTGAAGGCTGACAGGAATATTCGTAAGGCTGTTGACAGTGTTGAAAATGATAGCGGTGTCCGTGTTAGCCGGTACAGTAAATGGCGGAAGTGGGCTATTCAATTTCGCTGGAAAGAGCGTGCTGGTGATTATGACAAATATATCGAGTGTATGAAGCAAGCGGAGGTTCGGAAAACTATCGAGGCGCAGGGTGAAAAGCATAGAGAGGTTACTGGAAAAATGCTTGATGTTGTCAGCAAGAAACTGGATTTGATGAACCCCGAGGATTTGACGCAGGGAAACTTGACTGAATGGGTGGAGGTTGCGATTAAGTCTGAACGGGAGGCAGCGGGTATAGTTTCGCCAACAGGAAAATCTGAAACAAAACAGGGTGAATTTAAATTTGTTTCTGATTTTCAAGGATTGTGAATATGGGAACATCAGTAGTTTTTAAGCCGACATCAGTACAAAAAAATGCTCTTGCGCTTCTTAAAGGCGGAGCTAAACATATTCTTTTGTTTGGTGGTTCCCGTTCCGGTAAAACTACTGTAATTGTTATGGCGATTATTTTTCGGGCTTTGATGTATGCCGGCAGCAGGCATTTGATTTGCCGTTATCGGGCTAAAGATGCTAGATCATCTGTGTTACGTGAAACTTTGTTCCCGTGGTTGGATAATACTGTCGGCAAGAGCGGTTATACATATTTAACGCATGAAAGCGTTGTTACTCTTTTTAATGGTTCTGAAATTTGGATTGGCGGTTTGGGCGATAAAGAGCAAGCGGATAAAATTCTTGGTCACGAATATAACACTATTTATTTTAATGAGATTTCACAGCTTAGTTATATAACGGTTACTATTGCTTATTCTCGATTGGCTATGAAAGTGGCTGGTTGTCGGAATTTGTTTTTCTATGACTGCAATCCGGGTTCGCCGCTTCATTGGGCTTATAAAATCTTTGTATTAAAAAAGACTTTTCAAACTGGAGAGCCGCTGGAAAAACCGGAGCTGTATCAATCTATGCTGCTTAATCCGATGGATAATTCGGAAAACTTGCCGGAGGATTATATTTCAGATATTCTTGACGCTTTGCCGGAAAAACAAAAGGCAAGGTTTCGTGATGGGCTGTGGGTTAAAGCTGATGGTGTGATTTACGATAAGTTTGACGAGACGATGATTGTCAAGTTTGATGATATGCCTAAAGTTTTTGATAGTGTTGCTGCCGGTCAGGATTTTGGGCTTAACATAACTTTTGTGAAGATCGGTTGGGTTGGCGATGTTGTGTATGTGTTATGCGACTATGGAGCGTTTAACATGACTACTCAATCATTTAATGAGGAATTGAACGCTAGAGGTTGGCTTGATTTTAACGCTGATATGTCATGCCCTGTGTATTGCGATCCAGCGGGCGGTGAAAGAATACAGGAAATAACTGGAGGTACTAAGGCTAATAACAGTGTTGAAAGCGGCATTGATTACATCAACGCTAAAATTGAACGTGGGCAGTTTTTTGTTTGTGAACGGTGTACCGGCGTGTTATCTGAAATTTGGGATTACTGTCGTAATGAGGCTGGCGAAATAGTCAAAGTTAATGATCATTATATGGATGCACTGCGTTATGCGATATTCTCGGATATACAACATGGGGTGATTTTATCATGAAACTATTTGATTGGTTGTCACCCAACCACAAGCGTATAAAAAGTAACTCGCAGCGGCATTTTCCCGATGGTGACGCTATAACTAAAAGTAATACTGATAATATTTTTTCCTTGTCGGCTGATGATGATTTTAGTACGTTTAAAGTAGCTCCCTTCACAGACCCTTATCTGTGCAGCGCATGGGTCAATATTGCGGTTAATATTTTAATACGTAATGTTGCCCGCGCGGATTTCGTTATCGAAAGAGATGGGGTTGAGCTAAACAGCGGATCTCTCTTCTCGTTATTCCATCGCCCTAATGATTATCTTTCAAGATATGATTTGTGGAAGGAAACTGCGGCGTGGTGGCTATTAGAGGGTGAAGCGTTTTGGTGGTTTGGAGCCGATTATTCCGGCGGACTGCCAAAACAACTGCATATTCTTAATCCCCGAAAGATGAGGCTTGAGGGTGAAGGGATGGATTTGCAGTGTGACCACTCCAATCGTAAACGCCGCTGGTTTTATCATTCTGGCGCTGAATTAGTACCTATCTTTTCTGATGAGATTATCCACTTTAGGGACTGGAACCCGTGGAACCCTTTGCGTGGTGTTAATCCGCTTGTTTCTTTGTCGCTCGAAGTTGAGCAAGATTATTACGCTAATAAAGCAAATTCTACACTTCTTAAAAATAACGCTATTCCACAAGGCTTATTAAAGACTGACCAGACGCTTCGACCGGAAGAAGCTGATCAACTTGAACGGAGATGGGAAAGTAAATACGGACAAGTTAAAGCCGGAAGAAAAATTGCAGTTTTGGGTAAAGGCACAAGTTTTGAGGCGTTGAGTTTTAATCCTGATGTAGTTAAACTTTTTGAATTAAAACGGTGGAACCTTTACACAATACTGGCTAAATATGGTATACCGCCTCGTGTCGCTAATATTTCTGACAAGTCTACTGCGATAAGCGGCAAAGATACTAAAGAGCAGCACTCGGCGTTCTGGCAGTATACTTTAATTCCGCTGTTACGCCAATTTGAACAAATAATCGAAAGTCAATTTTTTATTCGCTTTAACCTGAAAGAAAATGGCAGGTTTGATCTTTGGGATATACCGGAGCTTGCGGAAAATGAAGATTCGCAAAGCCGCAGGGATATTGCGGAGATTAACGCCGGTATTAAAACGATAAACGATGTTTTGAAGGAGAGAGGAAAAGAGCCTAAGCCGTGGGGTGATGTTTGGCATAAGCCTAGAAATTTAGAAACCTTTGATTTGAAACCTGATGATAAGGCAGGTGGAAAATGACAGGAAATACACTTATTCTAAGCAGGGAAAAAAATCTTCATCCTTTTTATGTTGAGAAACTTAAATTAAAAGGTTTTAGAGATTTAATAATTACTGATGTTGATAAAGACGGTTTGTATAATCTTATTCGTGAAATAAACCCATCTCATGTAATGGTGGAAGCTAGTTTTTATGAATGTTGTACTCCGTATATGATGAGTGAATTATTAAATGTTTTTCCTGAATTGAATATATCTGCTGTTAATGTTTTTAAGTACCCTGATAATCTGGCTAAGAGTTTTATTACTAACGGCGTAAAATCGTATGTCAATATTCTGGAAGGTATTGATGAGTTCTATATTGGTTTGGATAAAATCAAAAACGGTAAAAATTATATTTCGCCTAATGTTAAATATATTTTGGATTTATTGCCGTACCTTCCTGCGCCTGCCTATAGTCTTACTCCAAAGCAGATTGAAATTACAAAGCTTTTATGCTGCGGTTTTAAGGAAAAAGAAATTGCGGATATTTTGTTTATTTCAAGAACCACTATCCATAAGCATAAAAAAGAAATTTACGCAATTTTGAATATTAGCAGTAATCCTCATAGGTTAATTCGGACTGCGTTAAAGCTGGAAATTGTCAAACAAGATGAATTGTATTTTAATCCTGCTAATTTTGAGATTAGCAAAAAAACTACTACAAGAAATAAACGGAGGAAATAATGATTTTAAGAACAAAAGCGGGAGAATTCAAAGCGGCGGATTATTCGTATTTACTTGATTATTTGGGAATTAAAAAAGAAGCGGCTGGTGTTCAGAAAGTTACTAAAAATGTTGAGCTTATCGCTTCTGTGCCGTTTTCTTTATCGACAGAGGAAAACAAGGGTATTGAAGAGCTTGTCGGAGGAATTGCGTGGACTTTCAGCACTTATGACTTAGATCGTTATGGTGAAAGGATAGACCCTGCCGGATGGGATTTCTCACAGTATGCGAAAAATCCTGTTATCGAGTGGGCGCATAGATACGACATTCCGGCGATTGGTAAAGCGGAAAATATTTACACTGATGAAAAAGGTTTACATGGTGTTTTGGTTTTCAACCCAAAGGAATATGACCATTTTGGCTGGTCTATTGGCGAGCGTGTCAGGGCTGGTGTTATTCGTGCCGGTTCGGTGGGCTTTCGTGTTATTGAGATTGAAATACCGGATAGAAAAACTGCGGAGGATGGTACTTTTCTTATTTTCCGTAAACAAGAGCTTTTGGAATTCAGTATATGTAATGTTCCGGCTAATCCGTTTGCTTTGGTTAAAACATTTAATAAAGAAAAGTTAGCAGATAACAATGATATCGTAAATAATGCTTTTCCGTTTTGGGGAAGTTTTATAAATAATTTATAGGAGAAATCAGAAACCGTTGGTTTCTGTTCGATTAAAACTGCGGCTATTCAGCCGCAAAAACAAGAGGTTAAAGATGAGTGAAATGATTGCAAACATTAAAAAGAAACTGGCAGAAATGAAAAAAATTGAAAACACCGGATTTTCTGATCCAGCGAAGGCGGCGGATTATTTCAAGGATAAAGAGATTATTCTTGAAGATATTACGAAAACTCTTGAGACTGTTTCATCAAGTCAGTCAATGCAAATTGAGGCTTTGGAAGTTACTATCAAAAGTTTGCGTGATGAATTGAAAACGCAAGCGAGATACCCGAAGGAATTGTCAGCAAATGAATTGTATTACAAGCTTGGTCGGGGTATTGCTGCAACTTGCAGGGGAAATAAAACAATTCTTGCTGAATTGGGTTTTTCTCCTAATTTTGGCGAGGATAATTGGACTAATCCCAAAGATGTTAATTGGGTTATCGGTAAAGGCTGGATAAACCAAAGACCTGCGCCTGATGATCCGATGGGAAACATGGATACTTCAGATAAATTTTTAATTCATCCATCGTATGAAACTGAGCTTGTTACTATTGCTGAAAAGAAAAGTGTGATGATGTCGCTGGTTGAGTCATCGGCTATGTCAACGGCTACAAGGACTATTCCGGTGGAGGAAGCTGTTGATGTCAATCTTGAATGGCTTGGTCATTACGGTGATGAAATCAAAGAAGTTGAAAAACCAAAAATCGAAAATGTGGAGCTTAAAGCGCTTACTTGCGCCGGATTTGTACGTTTTTATGATGAGTTTGAAGAAGATAGCTTTTTGGATTTGGGGAAACTCTTTGTTAAAAAGTTCATCGGCTCTTATGCTCGTGAATTTGACAAACAATGTTTAACAGCTAATAATTCGCCTTTTACCGGCGCGCTGGCAACTAACAGGGCTAAAAATGTTGTTATCAAGGGAAGTACGATTGCCGATCTTACTTGGGAAGATTTTAGAGACGCTGTGTATCAGGTTCCGGCAGAGGAGAGGAAAAACTGCTGCTGGTTTTTACATGAAACTGTTGTCAATCATGCTATGAACCTTAAAGACGCTAACGGCAATCCGATTGTCCGCAGACCGATGGAAAAAATGCCGGGCGTTATTGATTTATACCCATACCATGAATGTCATGTTATGCCGCAGTTTAGCGAAATCGGCGCTAACAAACCTTTTGCCGTTTTTATGAACCCTCAGCGGATTAGTCATGGGAACCGTAAAGGTATTGAGCTCAAGAGGTTTGATCAAACTACTGATAGCCTGAAATTTGGTATCAATGCTTTACGTTTCAGAAAGAGAGATGCTTTTGTTCTGGCTATTCCGAAAAATCATATGGTAATTTTGAAAACGAAACCGGCTGCTTAAAAATCAGTTCCAGCGTTATTTGACATCAAGAGGGAAGGAAATTATTATGTTAGCCGTCTAGCGTTAAAACTAGACGGTGATATTTTTATAGCTTGGAAATTTGGCGGCTTCCAAGTCTTGCTCTTATTTCATCAAGGCTTTCATCATCGGCTATGTTTTCTTTTTCTGTGCCTGAATAAACAAAAGCTTGATGTTTGTAACTATACCAGAAACCGATTGAAAGTAACTGGCAGCCGATAAGCGGCGAAGTGAAACAATATAACCAATGTCCGATTATTTCGGATTTTATGCGCCGATTTGTAACAAGGTTTATTATGTCTTGCATATTTTCGGCAGGTTCAAATTGTCCACTATATTTCAATGTACTGTGAATTGTAATGTAATGATCGATAAAATTCATGTTATTCTCCTTGAATGTTATATCCCCCGCATATGCAGGGGATAAAGAAAGTTAAAGAGCCGCTAAGACTTTGTACTGTTCATCTTCTGATAATTTTTTAATGTTAAACGCACAAGAGCAGCATTTCTTTTTGTCTTTGCAAGTTTGACAGACTTTTGAAGCGTCTAGAATAAACGGCAGCAGTAAAATTATTTTTTCTACTGCATGGGTCATTGGTTTATTTAAAAACCAAGCAAAACGGCGTACAGATACTGACGCTGTTTCCGAAAATTGCGGAGTATAATACCGCTTGTTTTCTGTGTTATTCATTGAATAACCTCCAGATTTGTAGTAACCCCCGATAGCTACGAACAGGGGATTTGAAGGTGAAATAAAAACCTGAAACCGCCGCACCTTTTATAATTGCCAACAAAGGCTGGCGGGGGGTGGTTTTTTTTCCCTTCACATTCTGAGGGAAAAAACCACCCCCCGCCCGCTTTTGATGAATGTAACATTTTTCAATTTGTGCGATTACTTAGGGGCAATGAGATTTCAAATAACAATTTTGAATAACTGCCCTGACCCGTAGAACCGAAGGTTCGTAGGGTTGGCACGGTTTTTGCCCGCGCATGGTTCTGAAAGCTCGTTGCAAAAACCGTGCCAAAAGGGTCTTAGCAGATAACGGTTTTATAACTGTGATTTTCTTTTCACTACAAAGAGGGAGAAGGTCAAAAGAATTATTGAATTTTTTTGGTAAATGGAATTAAAGATTTTATTTTAGCTTCTTTGCGTTCATTGATTTTAGGGCTGTGTCGAAAGTGGTGTTGATTTCTTTGTGGATTTTTTGCAGGTTTTCGGCTACGTCTTTTACTACGGTTTTAGTTAGTTCGTTATCGGATAGTGTTAGTGGTATGAATAGGCGGTAGATTTCTACTTTTAGGGCGGCGGCTAGGTTTACAAGTGTTTTGTCGCTGATCCATGTGCGGCAGCCTTCTATGTCGTTTACCATGTTGGCGGAGATTTTGGCTTTTTCGGCTAGTTTTTCCTGTGTTAAGCCTTGTTTTTCCCTGTGCTTCTTGATGTTGGCGGAGACGGTTTCTCTTAGGGTTTCTATGTTATCGCTCATTGTTAATGGTTATGGTATTCTTCTATGAGTTTTTGATACACCCGAATATATCGGTAATACTTGACTGTATCGGGGTTTATTTTTATATTAGTATTAGATGGGCAGTTTTGTTTTGCGGGTTTACGGTTTTTCAGGATTATTTTATGATTATGAAAATCTGGTAAATTAAAAATTATTTTATTTTTATTTTGTTTTTATGATAAAATAAAAAAGAGAGCAAGTCGCATTAATTAAAAGAATTTATCCCTTCACAGATCCTTCTTTGGTTACAAACCTACGGTTTGATGTTTCTTGCTCTCTTATTAACATGGTTACTAATATTTTATTACCTCAACTGCCCCAACTCCCTCTGCAAAGCCGTTATAATACTTTCCCAAGACGGCATATCGGGCAGATGATCGCCGGAAGCAGGGACAGTGACAGAGGGGTAGATTTCCCATGCTTCGTGAATGGGGTACAACCTTGCGCCGTCAGCGATATTACCTGTTTGCCTTTCTCGTGTGTTAGCCGCTCGCCATTGCCTTGCGCCGGAACGCCAGCTTCTGGAAAAACCCTCGCTCGGCACTGTCAGTTCTAAAGGCATCCAGCGTTTGCCGTTTAGTTCGATTATATCTGTGTTGTTCGCAAGCCAGCGGTTATCGCCGACATCAAAGGCTATGTAAATGTGTCCGGGAACTGTGATAAA